ATCAGATGGTCTATAGGCCTGGAGAGCTAATATTGGAGAAGATGTAGCGAACTTTGAAATGAGACGAGCTGCTAAAAGAGGTAAATCTACTCACACATTAGTTGAGAACTATTTAAAAGGCGAAACGCCTGGTGAGACTTCTGTATTACCATTAGGTCTGTTTAGACTTATGAAACCCTACCTAGACAATATTGAGAATATACATTTGATTGAAGCGATAATGTATAGTACTAAATTGACGCTAGCAGGTCAAACTGATTGTATTGCTGACTATAGAGGTAAACTATCAGTAATAGATTTCAAAACAGCAAACAAAGAAAAGATTGAAGATTGGGTTGATAACTATTTTCTTCAATGTACTGCCTATGCAGTTATGTATGAGGAGCTATTCGGTAAACCGATAGAGCAAATAGTTGTCCTTATCGCTGGGGAAGATGGTTCAATGCAAGAGTGGATAAAAAATCCTAAAGATTATTACGAGGAATTAGACAAATCTATAAAAAGTTTTTATAAATATTACGAAGGCGTTATGGCCTTGCGTAAGTAAAATAAAACAATAGAGCAGAAGTCAAATAATTATTAGTTAACGAAGTGAGTTGTTTCTGTCTAATTAAGGAAAGATTAGATGAACATATTTCACAATCCCATAGAGAAATGGATTATAGTTGTGTTAGTATCAATTATGGTACTATTAGGATTTAAGTCAGTAAAAGCTGACCACAACGAAAGTATATTTTTTCAAACTACAGCACCGATATTATGTGCCTCTTATGACGATATGACAAAGTGGCTAGAACATAATGACTTTGAAATAGTAAGTGTTGGAATTGGAAGAAAAGGTGGGGTAGCAGATGGAGAACCTGTATATATGATACAAGGTTATAAGAAAAAGGACAAAGATGTCTTTGTTTCTAGTGTAGAAACTCCAGATGGAGTGGATAAGTGTTTAATGTATAACTTATTTGACTATAAAAGAGTAGAAGAACTTGAAAAAGGATTTAAATAAAGGAAATATGAAAACAATTGGATTGTTTTTGATTGCATTATTTTTTGTTAGTGCCTGTAGCATAAAAACTCCTAGTGTTAAACTTGGAAAGAAATGTATGATTAAAGGTGATGAAGTGGTATATTCATATGTATGGATACACGATAAAAATTTACCATTACAAGCTAACAAAGAAACTTGCAAACAAATTGAAAAGAATTAGTCGTTGAAAGTGTTGTAATAACTGGAGAAGACTTGGGTGCAATTCCCAACACCTCCACCACTCACTTTAAACATATACCATTGGTGTATGCTTATGGGGGGTGATACAGGTTCGATTCACAGATTAAAGAACATTGGAGATTAATAGTTGGAGAACTTAAAACTCATTTTTAACTGGCAATAATACATTTGCCCTTGCTGCCTAGTTAATAGGCAACGGAGTTTGGTGGACACTTGGCAACAGAAGTCCACCTTTAAACACAAATAGGACAACACTAAAATGTTAAAAGAAACTTTTTTTATGATAATCGCTATTCTAATTGCGTCTGGAGAACCAGATGAAATTAGACATCATCCAGGATATAAGTTTGAAACACTTAAAGAATGTACAGATTTCGTTACCTTAAATTATCCTTCATTATATACTGGATTGTTAATGACACTAGCACAGGAAGGTTCTAATAAGATGATAAATTCTATTGCGTGTGGTGAATATGATATAGACCCTACCCAAATAAAGGCAGCTAAATTAAATAGATAGGTGCTTGACTTTCCGTAGGAATGTGATATAGTAGTACTATGAACTCAAAACAATTTAGTTTAGAAATAGAAACTTACAAAAAAGAACACAAAGGTATCTCTTATATGGAGGCCATTGTTGGATATTGTGAGGAAAGAAAGATTGATACTGCTACCGTTGGACCTTTAATAAACAAAGCATTAAAAGAAAAGGTAGCGTTGGAGTGTCAGAAACTTAATTTATTACCAAAGACTAGTGGAGTATTGCCTTTATGATAGAGGTAGCTTTTGTAAATAAAATGGGCAATGATATGTCAGTAGTAAATGCTGCTAGAGTGTCCTTTGCAAAAGTTAAAAAAGGTAAATTAGACGCCAAAGATGACAAGTTAATTAAGTACTTGGCATATTGGGGTCATTGGTCACCTTTTGCTCACGCTACAATGTCATTTAGAATTAAAGCACCTATATTTGTTGCAAGACAATTAGTTAAACATCAAGTAGGTTTAGCTTGGAACGAAGTGAGTAGAAGATACATAGATGATAAACCAGAATTTTATATGACAGACGAGTGGAGAAGTAGACCAGATAAATCTATTAAACAAGGTTCAGGTGATAAGATTATAAAATATGATATTAACCACGCTGTTAATGTTGCATTAGAAACTTATAATGATATGTTAGAAGAAGGTATTGCTCCTGAAATGGCTCGTATGATACTCCCACAAAATACTATGACCGAATGGATATGGTCTGGTAGTGTATATGCTTTTAGTAGAGTATGTAATTTAAGAATTAAACCAAACGCACAAAAAGAAACAGGAAGAGTAGCGGAACAAATAGTTAAACATATGCAAGAGCATTTTCCTATTTGTACTAAATATTTGATAGAACGACCAGAGTTAGTATAATATGTATGGCGGATTTGAAGTTTTTAAAATATGGTTGGCAGTAAAACTACATTTTACTACCAAGACTTACGATTACTTTCAATACGGAGGTAAAGTTAATTGCAAACTGGAGACATTTACAAAACGAAATGATAGATACTTCTTTCATAAACTCTCTAAAAAATATGACGCTGACCAAGCACTTGATTTCTTTGTTGCGAACTTCTTGGTTAGTGATAAAGCGTGGATTGGAAATCTTGCCAAGCAAGATGGTACCGATAACTATGTTTCTCATAGAGCTTATAAAGATAGTTTTAGTTATAATTTTAGGAGTGAGTGTAGGATTATTAGGGATACTTTGGATAATAACAACATTAAGTTTGATGATTTGTTTCTGGTTGATAGAGGCCAACATCCACCATTTTTCAAACTTCTCTCATCTAAAAGAATTAGCTATCAGACTTTTTGCGTATTTGAAAACTTCCTTGATTTCATTAAAAAATGGGATAAAGAGATTGTGGAAGGCGTAGTTTGGCCAGTTTTTAGTAAAAGAATAAAGAAATATCTGCCATTTATACGATATAATAGAACGCAGATGAAACTGATAATTAAAGAAGAATTAACATAGCACGGACTATTGACAAAGGTTGTAGAATGTGTTATATTGTTAATAATAGTATAAAAGTATTATAAATACTATTATTGAAATACGATTTATATTATGATACTTAAATACGAAAATACAAATACGAAATACATACAAAGGAGAAAATTATGGATTTTGAAACATTAAAAGATAGTCAAAAGAACTTTGACAAACTTTCAAAACAAATAGAAGCAAACCTCAATCCTGAGGACGCTTCCAAGACAAAAAACAAATACCAAGACGATAGATTGTGGAAACCAGAACTAGATAAGACTGGAAATGGTTATGCAGTTATTCGTTTCCTACCTGCTAGTAAAACAGAAGAAATGCCGTGGGCAAGAGTTTGGTCTCACGCTTTCCAAGGACCAGGTGGATGGTATATTGAGAACTCTTTAACAACATTGGGTCAGAAGGATCCTGTTAGTGAAGAAAATACAAGACTATGGAACACAGGTGTTGATAGTGATAAAGAAATTGCTCGTAAGAGAAAAAGAAAATTATCATACTACTCAAACATCTATGTTGTATCAGACGCCAAACATCCAGAGAACGAAGGTAAAGTCTTCTTATTTAAATTCGGTAAAAAGATATTTAATAAGATTACAGAAGCAATGTCGCCAGCGTTTGAAGATGAAAAACCAATTAACCCATTTGACTTTTGGTCAGGTGCTAACTTCAAATTGAAGATTAGAAAAGTTGATGGTTTTTGGAACTATGATAAATCTGAATTTGAGGCACCTTCTCCAGTCAATAGTGATGACGAAAAAATCAAAGAGATTTGGAGTAAGCAATATCCTCTTAAACCATTCCTTGAAACTAGCAACTTTAAATCATATGACGATTTAAAAGAGAAATTAAATCGTGTGATTGCTGGTTCAAAGAATACCGAGACTGCTAGTGAGATAGACCTCCCACCTTCTACTGGCACAGCAGCTAAAACTGCTTCGGTACAAAGTAATGAGGCGTCTAAAGGCGTTGGTGATGAGGATGATACCTTATCATATTTTTCAAAACTCGCTGAAGACGAATAATCTCTCTCTTTCCTACATTACTTTTAAAGCAAAGGGGTCCTTTCTGGACCCCTTTGTCATTTCTAATATAAATATAGCATTATGGCAATATCAATACTAGACCCATTAGTACAGAAACAAGGAGACACCAGAAAGTCTGGTGCCTGGTACAGACAAGCAGTTGCTTCAATAGCTGATAAGGCAAGAGCAGGTGTTTTAATGAGAAAAGGTCAGTTATTGGGTAGACCATCGGGCGGAAGATTAAATCTA